GAGATACTTGGTATACAAATAATGCTTATAGAACAAGCGGGGGAACTTGGACTTATGCAAGAACTTCAACGGCTGCATTATATTCACAAAGTTCAGGACATGCTTGGTTTACGGCTCCTTCAGGCACCGCAGGTAATGCCATATCCTTTACACAAGCTATGACCTTGGATGCTTCGGGAAGACTTTTGGTTGGGGGAACAAGTAGTAATGGTAGTCGTTTACAAACAACTGGAGTTCTTTCTATTGACGGAAATACTAATACTGGTAGTTGGACTGTCAGTAGTTTAAGTATGGGCAGGAATTCCTCAATAGGTTATTCTTGGATACAAGGAGGCGGTGCTTCATCAGTAGAGTCATTAATTTTACAAGGTGCAGGTGGCAACGTAGGTATAGGTACAACTTCCCCGACACGACTATTAGATGTCAATGGAGTTATTAGAACACAAAATTCGGGTTCTGCTGGTGCTCCTTCTATTGAATTAGGTACATCTGCTCAAGGAAATGGATTGTTTTATCCTACAACAAATACTATCGCAATAACTACTAACGATACGGAGCGAATGAGAATAACAAGTACTGGCAACGTAGGTATAGGTACAACTTCCCCCAACGCAAAACTTGAAGTAAATGGTGGAATAATATCAAATGGTTCTGCTGCTGCTTTTGCTGCTAACTCTGTTATTTTAGATAACTTTAGTGGTGTTTCAAGAATATCTGCAACTGGAGCAAATAGTAGTACAAACGGAACTTTAGCTTTTATTACTGCAAATTCAGATGCTTCAGGATTTAACGAGCGAATGAGAATAACAAGTGGTGGTTTGGTAGGAATTGGTGGCACACCTACGGGTAGCTATACACTTCAAGTAATGCCAAATTCTGGTTCATCAAGAATAAGATTACAAAATACAACTACTGGCTTTGCTGATGCTGATGGTGGTGGTATTGCGATGGAAGGTAATGATTTTGTAATACAAAATTCTGAAACAGGTGTAGTAAAATGGGAAATGGGAGGTTCGGAGCGAATGAGAATAACAAGTGGGGGAAATGTTGGTATAGGTAGTACAAATGCAATTCAGCCTTTAACCGTAGCCGCTGCTTCTAATGCATCAACTATTGCAACGTTAGGTCGTTCTTCTGATAATGCTTCAAGAATAGATTTTTATAATAATGCTGGTAACAGTAGATTATTTACAATAGCATTAGGAAATGCACAAGCTGAACTTTATGCTGATGCTAATATTCCAATGATATTCTCAACAAATGCAGCCGAGAGAATGAGGCTTACTTCAGGTGGAGAATTACTAATAAACACCACAAGTGATGCAGGGGATTACAAACTGCAAGTGAATGGGAATGGGTATATTAGTAATCAATTAAGTGTAGGAAACACAAACTTTATCGGAACTGGCGGTGCTGGTTATATATTTACAAATGTCTATGGTTTAGTTCCCAATAATACCGCAAATGCAAACAACCGAAATTGGGCTTTACAAGCAAATGGTCAATTTAATGGAAGTTTAGATTTTGTGAGTAGTAGTGCAAATAACAGTTTTCCAAATGATGCTTATAGATTTTCAATTACAAGGGATGGTGCAATACAAACAAATGCACCTTCTGGTGGAACGGCAAAGCCTTATAAATTAGGTGAGGCAGGAGTGGCTATTGGTGGATCAGATGGTTATGCAGTTAAAGTAGAGATTGATGGCACTTTGTACTACCTAATGACAGGATATTTGCCTGAGCCTGCTCCTGAAGCACAAGCTGGCCCTTCAAGTGGTTATAAGGCCAAATTCGAGGAGCCTGTAATTAAGATAAAGTCTGACAATCAAAAAATCAAAGACTTAGAAAAAGAAATAGCAGAACTAAAAGAATTAATTAAAACTAAAATCAAATAAAAATGGCAATTACTTACAACTGGATTATTGAATCAATGGATGTAGTTCCACAAGAGGGAACTTTAACAAATGTAGTATCTGTGATACATTGGAGAAGAAAAGGCACAGAAGTAGATGGCAATAAAACCTACACAGCAGAGGTTTATTCTACTTACAACTGCCCTAGTCCTTCCCCTACTGACTTTACAGCTTATCCTGACCTTACTCAGGCGCAAGTTGAGGGTTGGTTAAATGCAGGACTTGATGTAACTTCGATTGATGCAAACATTGCTACACAGATAGCAAATCAAAAGAATCCTCCAATCGTTACACCTCCACTACCCTGGAATCAAACAACCAATATATGAAAAAAATCATCGTAATCGCAGCATTGGGTCTTTTATCATTTACTACCCAAGAGCCTAAGACAGTCACTCTAACCCTAACCCCTGAGGAAGTTAATCTTATCTATATGGGTCTAGGAGAGTTACCAGCAAAGGCATCTGAGCAGTTAAGATACAAGATTGCACAAGAAGCACAGAAACAGTTAAACGAAAAAAAGTAATCGAATGAGTTGGGAGATGTTTGTGATAGGTCAAGCCTTAGTTTTGGCTGGTGCTATCATCAAAATTTGGAATGATGGGCAAGTTAAAATGGCCCGAATTGAGGAGAGGTTAGCTAATGCTGAAGATAAGGACACTATCTTATTTAAAAAGCTAGATCATATCAGCGAACAATTGACCGAACTTTCGATTCAATTATCTAACAAAAAAGACAAAGAATGAAAAGTAAATTCTTGAATCTTGATGTCAAGGATGCTATCAATGGTTTCATTGTAGCATTCCTTTCGGCTGCCTTAACTGGCATTGTAACCACTTTAGATAGTGGAGTCCTACCTAATGTAGCTGAACTAAAGCAAGCAGGGGTTATTGGACTTACTGCTGGTTTATCGTACCTACTCAAAAACCTAGTCACAAACTCTAAGGGTGACATTTTAAAGGCTGAGTAATGCGGTACTTAGTATTAGTCGCTTTGGCGGCTCTTAGTTGCAATCCTGGTAAGCAACTACACAAGGCAGAGGCTAGGCTGGCTCAGGCTGGCCGCCTTCCTGCTATCTGTGCAGAAAGATACCCCACAAAGACCGACACTACCTTTGTCTCAGATACTTTAGTAAAAATAGACACATTCCTATCAGGGGAATATATTTTTGACACTATTAGGGTTAATGACACAGTTATAGATATTGAGTATAAACCCTTAGAAATAGTTAAAGTAAAAACACTTACTAAGTACGTTCAGGTAGAAAACACAGCACAAGTTAGAATCCTAAGTGCCTCTGTGAGTCAATTAGAGGCGAATAGAGCCGATTTAATCAAAGAGTTGGGTGAATATAAGGAAAAGGCTAAAACCCGCTTAAATTGGCTTATTTTGGTTATTTGTGTCATTTTCGGTTGGTCTATTCGTAAACCCTTAATGGCTATTATAAAATGGAACTTAAAGATTTCATAGTTCAGTTTGAAGGTTTAAAGCTAGAATCATACTTATGCCCTGCTGGTGTTTGGACCATAGGCGCAGGAACTACTATAAACCCAATCACTAAAAAACCCATAGTTTCAGGGATTACAATCACCAAAGATGAGGCTTTTCAGTTCTTAGAGGCTGATACAGCTAAAATTAAGAGTCAGATCAAAGGTCTAGTTAAAGTACCCTTGAACGAGAATCAACTCAATGCCTTGACCTCTTTTGTTTATAACGTAGGAATAGGGGCATTTAAAAGGTCAACCCTACTCAAACTCTTAAACGCAGGAGCGGACAAAGTCAAAGTGGCTAGTCAGCTATTAAGGTGGGATAAGGTCAACGGAAAGCCTGTAAAGGGTTTAACTACTAGGAGGCAGGCTGAATACAATCTGTTCATAAAATAGTTTTGTAAAATGAAAATATTTGTTTATATCTTTGTTCTATTCTTATCCAGTTGTACGGTTCAAAAAGTGTACACAGATGGAAAGGTAGTAAAGGACTCAGTTAAAATTAAAGTTGCTGGATACGAGATAAGAAAAAGCAACTAATCTATGCTGAAAACAAAAAGGAGAAGGCTCTATTTCGACATAGAGACTTCAGGCAACATTGTATTTTCTTGGAATGTTGGCCACAAAATTAGTGTCGGTTACGACAATATTATCAAAGAAAGAGCAATAATTTGCATTTGTTACAAGTGGGAAGATGAGAAGGAAGTCTATTCTGTTAACTGGGATAGGAATCAAGATGATAAAAAACTCTTAATTGAGTTTATAAAAATAGCGAACCAGGCTGATGAGTTAGTAGGTCATAATGGAGATAACTTTGACTTAAAATGGATTAGGACTAGATGCCTTTTCCATAATATCGAGATGTTTCCTAACTATGTAACCATAGATACTTTAAAGATATCTAGGTCTAAGTTTAGATTTAACTCTAACAGACTTAACTACATTGCTCAGTATTTAGGCATCGGACAAAAGATTAAGACAGAATTTAACCTTTGGAAAGACATAGTCTTAAATAAAGATGCTAAAGCTATGGAGAAGATGATAAAGTATTGTAAAAAGGATGTGGTCTTATTAGAGAAGGTTCATAAGTATCTAAGTAAGCACGTTTACAATAAAACTCATTATGGGGTAAGATTTGGACACGATAGGGGAAGTTGCCCTGAGTGTGGATCAGATGAGTTAGTAATTAATAAGCATAAGATTACAGCCACAGGGTTAAAGAAAATCCAATATCAATGTAAGGTTTGTGGTAAATTTAACGAAAAGACTGACCGATGAGTAAGATACTAAAAAAACTTATCGAGGAGTATCAGTTAAGAGAGGACAGAGGATTTGAGAAATATGGTACAACTATGGACCGTTCTGACCTATCTTTGTCAGAGTGGGTTCAACACGCATTAGAGGAGGCTATGGACCTGACTCTTTATTTATCAAAGATTAAAGACATTCTAAATGACACACAAGGACTTCCCAATAATCAAGAAACAAGTGCAAGAGTTAATGAAGGTATTGACACCAATAGAGAGACTACAACTACTGGAGCCTCTGTGTGAGAAATATAGAAAACAATCAAGAAAGGAAGTTGAAAAAGATGTAATCGAATGGACCAGACAGAGGGGATTGCCGAGGATCAAGACGGATTACTAGAACCGACACCGCACGATGATATCCAAGCGGCTGCACAGGCTTTAGAGTTATCTCAATCTTATGACCCTGCTCTAATGTCTGAGGAGGAGCAAGCCTATATTTATGGGATTAGAAAAATGTCTTTACTTATAACTTATCAAGCCTTATACGAAATATTTGAGGCTAACTTCTATGGGGAGTCAAAATAAGCTACCCATTACATAAACTGATTTACAAAGTTGTATCTTTTCATCTTGTTTCCTATTAGGAAACTTTTGCTTGACATAATCCCAAAGACCCTCTTTTTCTTCTCTAGGCAACATTTCTATTGGAATTAGTTTACTATAAATGATTGTAAAGCATTCCTTAAACACAGCATATTTAAGGCTCATTTCTATTATCTTAAGCATATAGGTTTCATCTTGCTTTGACCTTTCCACAAAGGGTTGCATTATTTCGTAATCAATCAGCATAACTTTTATAGAATTATTTAAGCAGCTTCATATTCTTCAATTTCTAATCTGACTGACTTCCAATATCCTTGTGATTTATAAGGTATTGTATTCAAAATTTCATCTACTACAATCAAAGCACATTGTTTTGACCAATTACTTCCTAAATAATTATAAATATAAAATTTATTAATTAATGCGATAGCTTTTTCTCTTGGTGTCATATTATTTGTTTTTAATGTAGGAAATATAAATTCTTACTAAATAACCCCAAATGGCTCCTATTAAAAAATATATCATTGGAATCTATTTACAAGGTCATAAAGCCAAGCAAAGGTCCTATCCATTTTAGTCATATTATCAAAGGTCCATTGGACACAAGCACACCGACACTTGTAATTGTCATCACCATAAGCCTCTCTAAGTATCTCAATATCCTCTTTTGTTATAACCTTCATTAGCCTCTCTTTTTTTATAAAGTCATACCATTTACCCATTTCTAAAAAAGGAACTGACTCAAACTTTTCCTGATACATTTTAAGGGTATGATCTAGCTTTTCTAGTTCAGTCTCAGGCTCTTTAATAATCTTAGGCTGTCTAAATCCAGTCTCAGTCTTTTGTAGGTTAAACTTATCCTTATTGTTATTAGCCCACCTAGATAGCCTCCTAGACAAATCCCAAGTCTTTTCCTGCTCAAATCTCATCTTTGTCTTACTAGCATTAGGCTCTGTCCAGTAATCATAAAACTCTTGCTTCATAGACTCAGGGAATGCAAAGGGTTGCAGTTCTCTTTTAAAGTCTGAGGCTCTCATTTCAATACTTTTCATAGTTTCTTTCTTTAAAGTACATACCAAGGGTATTATAGCATCTACCTAGTAGAGCCATTTTGACAAGCCTGATATTGATTGCATCTTCAATCTACTCAATCAAGTGAGTAAAATCACTCAATCCCTAACACAAAGTAGATTTAAGCCTAAAAAACTTTTATTTTAGGCAAAATCAATCGAAGGTCTTTTCCTGGGTGTTTCCAGTATGCTTTTAAGTTACGGTTGTCCTTGTTGCCATTGCCGTGTACCTTCGGGGTAGAAACCCAACAGACTTATAAAGAGCATTTGAGTTGTTGGCTTTGTCAAGGCCATTCGGTCAAAGTGTTTCAAAACACCGAATAAAAAAACCTGCTGAGGATTGGCACTCGCAGCCGCACCCCAACAGGTTAGTATATCTTCTAAAACAAAGCAGATTTCTCTGGCGAGTCTTTGTTGACACAAATATACGAAATTTATTTCAATTTACCAAATTTATTTTTTCCATTATTATTTCCCTAGTCTTATTGACCCTTACATACTCAGTAGATATACCCAATTCCTTACCTAAGTTATTGACTGCCAACCAATACTCCATAAATACACAATCATCGGTGTCTATGTATTCCTGTGCCTTTTTCTTAGAATGGGTTACTGTGCTGTGATCTGTGTAACCAATTAATGGTCCTAAAATACTTACTGGGATAGGGGTGTACTTACTAAGATAATAAGACAAAGCCATTCTAATTGATGCGGTACTAATATGCTTACTTCTGTCATTAGTTTGGATTATTATGGTCTTATTTGGTTTTTCTTTGTGTCTCCTAGATAACTGAATCCTTTTTATTCCGTAATATTCACAGGTTTTATCTACTAACTGATCCGCTAAATTGATTGTGTTCATATTGTTCTATTGCTTTAAAGATTTGATAAACTACTTGTGGTACTATTGCATTTCCGTATGCTCCGTTTGATTGATTGACCCAGTTTTGAAAGGTAATTCTGTCCAATTGTAAGGAAATCCCATCAAGGTCGCTGATAAGCGGGGATTCGCAAATAATTTCCTGTTCTCCTGTTTTCCTGATTTTAAATATATCTCTGTCAAGAACCAGGTAAAACTCGTTCCAATCTTGACACCTGATTTTCTCATCCCATTGTTGTGTAACTTCATTTTTACGCTTTCCCATTGATTTCCTTGCCACTTTGTTTGAGTGGGCAATAAACCAAACCCTGTCTCTTTTTTGCGGTGAATTAACGGAACAAGCTGGAAGTACATACGGCCATACTTCGTACCCTTCAGCTTCCAGGTCAGTTTGCACTTCGTGGAATACCAACCCTTCATTCCAATTAACAAGGCCGAGAACGTTTTCGCCCACAACCCAACTTGGTTTAACTTCTCTAATGACTCTAAGCATTTCTGGCCAGAGGTGACGGTCATCTTCTTTACCAAGTCTTTTTCCTGCCATTGAGTAGGGTTGGCAGGGGAATCCTCCTGTAAGAATGTCAATTTGGTTTGCATACTTTGTAAAATCTGATTTTGTAATATCGGTAAATAATTCAGCATTAGGCCAATAATATTTAAGGACTTTTTGACCAAACTCATTCCATTCACAATGAAACTTGTTTTCCCATCCCATCCAATCAGCCGCTAAATCAAAGCCTCCAATGCCACTAAATAGTGATCCGTGTGTCATTTAATAAACTTTAAACTTATCCCAATTAAAATAACCATTATCAGGTTCTCTAAAGGCATCTCTTAAATCATTAAGTTTATGATAATGACCTTTACTTATATGCCAAGTAGCATAATAACTAATCTTAGTTTGCCTAGATGTTTCTCTAATACTTACTCCTTTATCAAGCAAATTTTTTACCTGGTCAATCTTTTCAGGAGTAATAAGTTTTAGTTTAATCATTGGCTTAATTTGTAGGATGCAAATGTTTTATCGTTAACTGTAATGTTACTAGTCCAAATAATGTGACCCTCTTTTCTAAGATCAGCAATTCTAGCTGCTAATCGTAAACAGCCAAACATATGTAAGGCTTCAAGTGGAGTGATTGGTTTACCTAATTTAAGGTAGTTTAAGATTTGCTGTGACTGGCTCATTGTTTTTGTTTTAAGAGTGTTGAATAGTGTTCAATTATTTCTTCTAATTCGGTCCTAGACCATTTATAAACCTTGTTTTGATTATCTTCTAACCATTTAACCTTATCTTCTCCAATTTTTAATAATAAATGTTTTCTATAACCTATCAAATGAAAGTCATTAAATCCATTATCTCTAATACATTCTGCGTGGCAATTATCAGGATTAAACCTTAATAATGATGATTTCCCAACAGGTACATAGTGTCCAGCATTTATTTGAGATATAGGCAATGTTTTAAAACAGGATATACAAGTGAAATAACCATCTTTTGAATCTCGTTCTCTAATATATTGATTAAATACTTTTTGTGCTTTTTGTACTAATTTGGGTATGCTTATTTCTTTAGATTTCCTTTTTTTTGTAGTTGCCATTTTTTATAGGTTTATCAAATGCTTGTTCGTGATCCCAACCTCTTGAAATTCTATTTCTTATTGCTGGTTGATGTATTACAAGAATATTTAATTTACTAAACAATTCCATTATAGGATATTTTTGATTTTTATAATTTACAAAGAATGTCATTTCTCTATTATTTGCATTTTGTTTATTAGTCACAAATCTGCAATTGCTAGGCTCATAATTACCGTTATTGTCTATTCTATCCAATTGTAAATTATCTTTATATCCATTATTTAAGGCCCATTCTTTAAAGGTAAAAAAATCATTATCCCATTCTTTGCAAATAGATATCCCTCTGTCATAATATCTATTACTCCTTATGTATGTTTTTAAATGAACCCTTTCTTTCATTGCCTTCCAAGTTTTATAAATTCTTGTAGTGCTTTCACCTTTCCATTTTTTTAACACACAACCACAAGATTGAATCCTTAATCTTATTAAATGCGATAAACGAATTGCTTTTTCATTTCCACATTCACATTTACATAAAATTGCCCTTTGTTTTTGTCCACTAGGTTGCTTAAAATGTTCTACTTCTTTAATAACTGTTAACTTGCCAAACTGATCACCCTTTTTAATATCAATCTTCATAATTACATTATTTAATGCAATATACAACATTTATTTGATATTATCAAATTTATTTTTTTACAATCCAAGTTGACAATTTTTTAATTTTAGGCAATGTTTAAGTTTACAAATTTAATTCAGCTTTCTTGTAAGATATGATTGTCCTAATACCATCCAATTGATGTGTAGCTGCTGAGTTGATGCGGTCAAACCAATTAACCAAAAGATTAACATCTTTAGCATTTGTACTGACAAACTTATTTATTAAGGAAGGACTTAGTTTAGTTTCTAAGCCTTCCCCAATAGCTTGTAGTAATCCTGCGTTAATAATTTGATCCTGCATATATTTAGCATCTGCAAGGCATTGCCCAGACTTAGCAATTAAAATAGTTAAAAGTTCTGCCCTATCTATTAAATGCTGTGGATCAGGACCAACCTCAGTTTCTAAGTAAGCCTGCATTTTCTCAGCAGTCTTATGTAGTTCTTCTTTAGAACGGTACATCTTCCTTTGGTTTATAGGTGTCCACAACTACGTTAAGACCTGTGCCATCTTTCTTTTCCATTATGGTCAGTTTAAGTTGCTTGGTGTCTTTGTAGTCAGTTAATAAGTCAGGGTTAGCTTTTAGCCACTCAAATAACTCTTTTGGAGTAATAATAATCTGACCTTTAATAAAAGGAGGTGCTGTTGGTTTAGGACTAAAAATCCTGATACCTTTTGGGAAATTTGCCATAGTTTAATTTTTAATATGTGTTAAAATCTTCAGGGTTGATAATATCAAATAAATTCCATTGGTTCAGTTCGTTTCTGATGTCATCCTCTGTAACCCAATCAGGAGCATCTACAATCTTGACTTGATATTCAAAGTCATACTCATCTGCAATAGTTCCAACTGCATAATAGTATTTAATCTCTGCTCTTACAGGTATATCTTCGCCATCATCGGAGTAGATAAAAAACCTGAGTTTGGATGTGCCTCTTTCTGACCAACTCATTTTAATGATTTTTTAAGGTGTTTAGAAATATCTTTCTGATTAGGGTTAGGAATCTCATTAAGACCTAATTGCCTATCTTCTAATCTGTGCTGGAGTTTCTGATAAGTGTCATAATCTGAACATTCTCTAATAGCTTTAATTGCTCTGTCTATTTCATATTCCTCCAGATTAGATGAGAATACCAATCTTTCTAACATATCTTTTTCTTCCTTAGTTGGCTCATCTTTATCGTGTGTATTAGTAGCATCTGCATCTTTAGTGTCATCGATAGCGAAAAGTCCGTTAAGTGCATATTTACGAGCATAAGAGGATGCGGCTCCTGTGATCTGTGCAGAGTCCATACCTTTTTTAACTTCTTCTTCTCTAGCAAATGCAGAGCAGGTAAATGTTAACTCTCCATTAGAAATGGTTGCTGTGGCTTTTACATAAATCCTTTCCCCTATTTGTACTATCTCATCGGAAAGGGTAAGATAAAAGCCTAGCTTGTTAATGACTGGCTTAACGGCCTCTACAATATCCTCACAAGAGCGATATTTGTAGTTTCCAAATTTGTTGACTTGTCCTTTAGGTGCTTTGACCTGTGCTTGAATTTGTGCTAACATAGTTTAAATCGTTTCGGTTATGTAAGATGTGGTTGAGTTGGGATTTTCTTCGTTTCTCCCTATAAATAAAGGTAAGGGAAACTGCTTTTCAAATTCCTTCTGAGGGATTTTTTCTTCGCCTACAATATAATAACCTTTTCCATCAGGTTCAATTCTAAATCTTGTGTAGGTGCGAATCGTTTTGTTTCTTTCGTACTCTGCTGCTGTCATTCTAAAATAATTGTGGACTGCTGTGATCCATTCGTTGAAATCACGCATTGGGTGTGTTGGGTAAGTTGTTTTCATATATGAATTATAAGGTTAGTAAAAAAGACCCCAATGTAGAAACATCGGGGGTATGCTTGCTTATTAGTCATTGGCCAAATACATAATATCATCCTTAAACTTGTTAGGTTTATAGATGCTATCAAATGATTTTCGTGCCTCAGAAAAACCAAAAGATATTCCTGCGTGGAATAATTTAAGAGCAATACCTGAAGCATCATCTTGGTCAGATGAAATTAATACTGTAAAATGTCTTGAGTCATACCTAGTAATCTTAATAGGTAAGTCTAGGTTTTTGAGCAGGTATTCTGCTCTGTCTGCATCTGCAAGGATTTCAATTTGCATTGTGATTAATTTTAAGGGTTTATTTACAAAATTGGTCTTGAATCAGTCCTACTAAATACATAACTGCAATTAGTGTGATAAGGAGTGTTAATGCTTGTTTCATTGTTAAATCGTTTAGTTTTTAATCGTTGACACCACAAATATAATAACTTATTCACAAATAAAAAAATATTTTTTAATTTATTTTTTATCCCTATCTTTGATTTATGGAAAAGTTAAAACCAGGTCGAAAACCATTGCCTGAGGATCAGAAAAAGGTTTTGGTGAGTGCTTATGTCACAAAAGAGCAAAAGTCATTGATTATCAATCATTATGGCAACCTTTCAAACGCAGTAGTGCAGGAAATTTTGCATAAACTTCAGGCAAATGGACATAGTAATAGCATTAGGAACGGGCAGTAGGTGGCAAGATAATGAGTTAAGATATGCCCTTAGGTCAATAGAACAGCACCTAAAAGGCTATGGAAAGATTGTGCTTATAGGCGAAAAGCCTAAGTGGATTAAGAATGTAGAGCATCACTATTTAGGGGATGTGCCTGGCAGAAAGAATTTTAGCATATTTCAAAAGATAATAACTGGCTCAGAATGGGTCGAGGGTGATGACTTTATATTTTGGAATGATGACCACTTCTTATTAAAAAATTTAGATGTCAAAGACTTTAAGTTTTGGTATGATAGGGATTGTCACTTTTACGCACATAAAGCCACAGGTCTTTATAAGATAGCTATAACCAATACAAATAACTTGCCAGGCAAGAATAACTACTACACCGACATTCACACTCCAATAGTCTATAATAAGCACCGATTTGCCAAACTTTT